AAACAAGTACGATTTCCGTACCGTCTAGATCTCCTATTTCAAATCTTTCGCCTTTTGCAACGGTTATTCCCGTTATATATTCGATTTCATCAATCAAATAATTCAAGTAATCCTTGGGATCCTGGCCTTCCGCCGGACGCGATAACGTTCTACGAGCCAATTTCTTTACCTTCTAATTTTGCCATTTTTACGTTTTTTTCTTGTTTGTCTTTTCTATCAAGTAAACCTTTTAAAGCCATACCGGCAAAAGGAAGGCCGGTTGCGGCCCCTAATAAACCGCCAAATATATTCATTGGCGAAAATAGATCTCTAAATTCTGGTTGATCTATTGTGTTATATGCCAGGCTATCTATAAGGCCCATATTAGTTGTCGGATTTACGCCCATACCCAGGTTATAAGATCCTAAAACACCTCTCGTTGCGGCCCCAGGATCTACTCTAGAATATGCGTTGCCTAACGCTCTTTGTACGTCGTTATTATCCGGGCCAAATCTATTAGCCTGGGCCATTAATCCGGCGGCGGCGGCTAAGTCATTTGGAGAAACAGATCTAAAAGTTAAACCTCCTCTTTCCTGGACGATTGATTGTGTCAACGGATCTACTTCTGCGGGAGCATTTCTCATATTGGCCCTGGCTATTGCCTCGCCTAATTGTTTTGAGTATGCCGTTCCTCTATTGTTAGATCCATAACCGGCCCCAGAGTTTCCAGGATTGCCTCCTCTACCGCTACCTTGAAATCCTCCTCTGTCTCCGTAATCTGGCATTTTAGTTTCCGTATAATTGTTTATGAAGTTTTATAACTTCCCATTCTAAATATTTGATCTTTTCGTTTTGCTCTACATCCAGGGGCAAGATACCTCCGCTTTCCCATTCTCTTTGCCATTGTGCATTTGTTTTTATATCTTCTTGCATTGCCGCTACCTGGTTTTCTAAATAATCTACTTTATCCGTTAAAGTGACATAGGTATAAGTTAAGGCCCCAATCGCTCCGATAATTTGTATCAAATACGGCAAACTAAAAGTCATTGAGGATCTATCTGATATTGTTGTTTTACTCACTTATCGCCTACCCCTTGGTTTTACATCTAACCTAATATCTCCAACCTGGAAGTCTTGATTTGCGTCGCCCGTGACATTTAAAGAAACAGATCTAGCACTAAATCTCGCGTCGGAATATCCGTCGGCCTCAAAAGTAAAATTGCCAAAATCTGTTTCAGATCCTAACGGCGTTTGTTTACCTTTAAATCCTAAAGTCACTCCAGGAAGATTTGTTGCCTCACTATCTGGGAGGATCTGATTTACTTGCATAATCCTATCGCCCTGGCCTAATTGTATTGGGCCGGTTTTGCAAAATGGAATATCAGTATTATTTGGAGAAGTTAAAATCGAGTTTGTTTCGTGTTCGTATAGATTACCGCTACTATCTCCAGATATCGGATATGGAAATACTCCCTGATCTAACCAGAAGGATCTATCCATAGATCCGGTCGCCCAGGTTTTTTCCATATAGTTCCAAATAACATATTTGTTTGGTACTAAACTATCGCCTCCAGGAAAAAACCACCAGATCTCATTAAAGAGTTGATTATGTCCTCCGCAAGACGAAGATCTGTATTGATAATTTATATTGTCAAAAACAAAATCGTGAACGTCTGAGGGCAATTTTTGTACCTGGCCCGTATAAATATAAAAAGAGTTATCGCCCATATAAGCAATAAAGTTTCCGGCATTTACTACCGTTCTCATACTTGCGGCCCGACAATTTTGCCCGGCGTCCTGGATCCCATAAATAAATGGCGCTCCGGTGTAATAAACTTTATTTAAACCAACGTCTGTAAAAACAATAATATCTGCATTGAATTTCACGGCCCCTTGTATAAGGCCTCCAGAAGTCACTCTAAGATCTCCGGCCGTGTTTGTGGCCGCCGGTGTCCAGGTTGTATCTGTTTCTCTGCTTGTCCAACGTATTTGTCTAGGATCTGCGGTATTACCGAAAGCAAATAAGTGTCTTTCATTTGTGACCAAAACACCTAGAGATCCGGTTGGGGAATTTGTTAATTGTACGGCCTGACTATCTGGTGTTGGAGGCGTTGTTCCTGATCCGTTGTCTGGCCTCCATTTATAAATTTTGTTATCAGATCCGCAAACAAAAATTAAATTTTCTCCAAAGTTTGCAAAAGAAAAAGGTTTTGTATTGAAAGCCAATCCAGATTGAGATCTCGCGTCTCCGTAATCTTCACGGCCATAGTGATAGGCCCCGAAACCTAAAGGAGAGGATTGTGCGTCTCCAACAAATCCGGTTGGTGTTATGTCGTACCATTGGTTGTCATAGTTGACGTAAACTTTTTGACGCGTACCGATTGCTAAAACTTTTTTATTTGTATTCGTATAGTAAGCGTAGGCCCCAATCGGAGTACCAACAACCGGCGTATCTCTTAACTTTTGCCAACCGCCAATATTTTTTAAATAACCATTTTCAAAACGAATAAGATTTCCGTCTATCCAGGCATTTTTATTGGCGTAATCAGTACCATTCTTTTTTATGCCAGGAGGAGGTGTTATTGAGATATAGGGCATTTTATCCTCCGAAAATAGATCTTAAAATTGGAGCGTAAGTTAATCCGGCTCCAAAGGTTGTATTTATAAAAAATATAATTCCGTTAAGAATTACTAATTTGAGGCCTAAAAAAATAATTAGGATCCAAAGAATAGTTTTGAATAATCCTTTTTCTTTATAGACCTTTTTTATTTTTGTTAAAATCGGCCAATTCCATTTTATATAACTTCTGCGTTCCATAACTTATCATCATAATTTGGATGTATCGTGTCCATACGAGCAAATTTAGGCAAAGTTTTTACATACTCTGCATAAACTTTTGGCGTAAAAATATTGAAACGATCTCTCACTTCTTGAATATCTTGTTCTAAAAATTCTATTGGAGAAAATAATGCTAGTTCTTTGTTTACACCTTTAGATAATTTCAAACACTCTCGCCAAACTTTCCAAGGTAATTTGCTTTTAGTTTTTCTTGCCATTTTCCAAGTACCAAAAAACCCGGTTAAGTGAGGCGGAAAAAAATTAAAGATCCTGGCCGTAATAGTTTGGATCATAGCCTCGCCCATTGGCGTAGTATCGTATCTAAATAAAACGTGCCAGATATCGTGCGATAAAAGTAAATGCCTGGAGGCGTTCTCTCTTATGTCGTCACTAAATGAATTATAAACATTATCAAATTTAGAATTTTCTCTTCTCTCTTCTTTTTTAAATCTTTGGTTATAAAGTTTTTCAATTCCGTAATCTTTTATTAAATGATAATAGTGTGCGCCAACCGTGTTAGCCGGTAGCGATTTCAAATACTCATAATTCATTAAGGTTGGGATCACTTTTTTTTCTACATATTCTCGATCATTCCATTTGCGGCCCCAAATTATATTTCTACCATTTTCAGAAACTCTATTTTTTAACATCATCATAGGGCCAAAAGGTATATTCATTTCTCGATATAAACTTACGACGTGATCTATACGACTTTCGCCGGTTAGATCATCAACCATTGGCTCTAAATCATTGCCTTCTCCATATGTTGTAAGAAGGTGTTTTGTGCTTTGATACATTTTTACTAAATTCCACGCCATTTTATTTACCTCGTCATTAAAATTATTCTTGCAGTTAGATCGCCTTTATTTCTTATATCGACGCTATCGCTCTCTAATCTTTTAACTGCATATTGTTCAACCGTTCCCGCGCCGTTTCTCAAAGTACATCTTTGAGAAAAGAAAACGTAGTTATGATCTTTAGTTTTATCTTTTTCTAAAACTTTAAGATCTCCTGGCCTAATATCCAGGATGTTAATTTCGTAATCATTATGATCTGTAAGCATACAAAACATTCTAGTTCGCATTGAAGTAGCTTTCATTATTCCTGGTACCGCTAAATTCCATTGTTGAGACATTGGAGAAAGTACGTCGTAATCGCAGTTAAATTGATAGCTACTACAAAACTTTTTATTACTTATGGCCTCTTCTGTTTCGCTTTCAGTATATACACCGTTTCTAATTTTATCGTTGGCCCATAATTCTTTTAAACGATCAACGTCGGATGATTTAATATCTTCTTGATCCCAATACATTTCGTTATCTAAAGATCCTTGTATGCAGATCAATCTATTTTGCCTTTTAAAAATTTTATCGCTTTGACTATCGTAAACTAAATTATTGCCGTCCACGTTGTCCTCAAGTTTTTCTCTTTGTATTTTATTTCCGGTACTTCCTTCAACGATTGTGATTTGCATTTCGTTATCAAAATTATGTACCCAGGAAGGATATTTGCAGACAAATTCGTAAACAACCGACATTATATTTCCTCCGTTTGTGTTATTGGCATTTTTGACGGAACAAAAATATCCTCTGGAGAAGGATTTGGTTGTTCGTCTTGTTGTTGCTCTTTTTCTTGTTCGTCTATCATTAATTACTCCAATAAAAATTTACAGTTCCGCTTGTAGGAAGTTGAGAAATACTCGTGTTTGTTGATGAGATACCCGACCAAGTAGTAAAGTTTCCAGACGAGTTATAAATCGAAGTCATTGCATTTCCCAAGTAATCATTAAATTGGCTATCAAAAACATAAGCAGATCCATTTCTTAAATATCGAAATCCTGTGACCGACTGCAAAGATTGACCGGCGTAATTTCCGGTAATGACGATTGTATGTGATTGAAAAATCCCTCCCGTGTTGCTGTAAATTGCTATCAAATCAAAAGTTTTTCCATTAACTGTAAATGTTCTATCAGTATAAGATCCCATTGCACTCCCAAGACCGGCGGCAGTATCGGCATAACCTTTATATTGGGCCGCATATTTTCCGGTTGTATTATAAGATCCACAAGTAATTGAGGATCCGTTAGGAGTAGAGGCAGAGGCTCCGTACCATTCAGAAAATGACATTTGTACGCCAGATCCTTTACCAATAAGTGCTCTAATGTCTGCATCATTTATAGAACATTGTGTGCCGCTTGAGCCCCCGGCTTCAACGTGAAATTGATTTAAGGATATCGCTCCACTACTAGGTACTGGCATTATTTATCCTCTAAATCTTTAACTTTTTTCT